TTATTTGTGGAGCATACGAGACCATTTTTATTATAAACGTAAATTCATTAAAATACAGAAATCACATAAAACCACAATGTTACCATTTTTATTATTCAACAAAGACAAACAAAATTCATTAAACTAAAGCTGTTTTAGTCCCTGTTTTTTCAAAGAGGGGACTGTTTTATTTATTGAACAGGGTCATTGCTTTTTCTTTGGCTTTATCGGTAACTTCTATGTAAGGTTTCATTGCGCTGTAATCGCTGTGTCCCGTCCATTTCATGACGATTTGAGGAGATATACCGAACATCAAGGCATTGCAGATGAATGTTCGCCGGGCGGCGTGCGTACTCATTAATTCGTATTTCGGATATATTTCATCTGCACGTTCACCGCCTCTGTAATAAGTTATTGTTACGGGCGTATCTATTTCGCACAGTTTGCAAAGTTCTTTAAGCGCATCGTTCATTTTTTGGTTTGATATTATCGGCAAAGCCAAATTATCCGGAAATTCCGAATTTTTATATTTATCGAGAATAGCCTTCGAATAGTTATTTAATTCTATTTTAAGGCTGTTTCCCGTCTTTACGGTCGTTATTGATATATACCCGTCAAAAACATCGGTACGTTTCAAATTGGCGGCATCGGAATACCGGAGCGACGTAAAGCAGCAAAAGCAAAATACATCTCGCACTTTTTCCAGTTTCCGAAATTCTTCCGGTATTTTATAATTGTACACGGTCATAAGTTCGTCCCAATCCAAAAATATAACTTTGTTCTTTTCTATTTTTAATTTCGGTTTGAATGTTTGGAAGGAAGCATTATTGTTATATCCTTTTCGGACTGACCACCGGAGGAACCATTTCAACAGATTTATTTGCTTCTCTATTGTCCTGTTTCTCATTCGGAGTGTATCGCGGAGGTATGCGATGTATTCATTCAATCCTTTTTCATCCGTTTTTTCAAAAGTCAAATTTTCATCGAACGCATGAAGGTGATTTTTGACAGCAGCCATTTTTTGATATGTAGCCTTTACCCATGAATTTCCGCGCCCTTCCTGTTCCGTAAATTCATCAAACAGCCCGTAAAATGTTTTATCTCCGGAGCTTTTCCTGCCGACGGCTAACCCGAAAGCATTTCTGAACTCATCCGTATCGGGGACGGTACCTCTCAATTCAAACGACGCGAATGTTTTTTCACAGGCTCCTTCAAATCGCTGTATTTCCTTGTTTATGATGTTCGCCGCCGTTTTCTTCTTTCCGTGTGTCGTGTTGTTTATGCAGCGTTGTGTTTCCGTACTCCATTTCGCAATATCAACCCGATACCCGACATTAAACGAAACGATATTCTTATTATGATTCCATTTAATCCGGTAGCGTAATTTAGCATCCGGTTTATCCGGTTCTTTATCGGGCAGGAATTGACAAACACGTTTGATGTACATTTTTTGTCTTATTTGAAATTCATTGCAAAGGGGGTTCCTTTTTGTACATTTTCCCTTTCCCTGTCATTATCCATTCGGCTGAAACGCCGTAGTCGGTAACGAGGTGTGCAATCCATGCCAACTGCAAAATATCGCGTGACTTATCCTGTTCGAGAAGCCAAAAGTTTCGGTTGTTTATCCCGTACCTGCGCGTAAACGTTTGCTTGCCTCTGATTATTTTTCTTTCCTTCAAATCGTAAATTGCCTCAAAAAAGCGCTCGACTATTTTTTTCCCTTCCTCGTTTTGCATAATTCGTTTGATTTATCGGTTTTCGCTTTTAATTCAGCGTTGATGCCGTTATTTCCGTCCCGTAATAACCCTTCCCACTTTTCAACCGTTTCGGGCTTGAAATCGGCTTTCCTTTTACCCGTAACAACCTGTTCGAACTCCCGCAGTTCAATCGGAGACATAACAGGCATGTATTTTTCAATATCCAACAACTTGCTTATGCTTTCGTGCATCTTTTTCCGTATGGTATCGTATTTTTTATTTTCAAACATATCGCCCTGTCCGGTTAAAAGCCAACGGGCGTTTATTTCCGGAAACTTTAATATCAATGTCAGCGCCGGTTGAAGCCCGAAGTTTTCACCCCGCAGCAGCTTGGCAATGTATTGGGGCGACCAACCGACCAACGCGGCAAATTCCGTTTGCCGACCTCCGGTTTTGTATCGGATGATTTCAAGTAAGCGCGTGTGCATGATTAATTATTAACAAGTGCAAGTTTTTTCCCGTTTATATAATCCCCGTTTAATGTTGCGCCAATAGCAGAAACTATCTTGCAATATCTAACATTTACTTTAGAGTTATTTGCTTGATTTAAAAATGTTTTCGCGAGCATTTCCGGGCTTTTTTCTCCCGGAATTACAGCTATAATTAAACCACCGTTATCTGCAATTACGGCTTTTTTTACATACGAAAAACTTTCTATATATTCCAATAATTCTTCTTTTGATGTTTTTGTTTTGGTTGTTTCGCTAATTTTTACATTATTGTCAAGTTGATTTGTTTTTTCTTGATTCGTATTCGTTTTTTTAAGCCAGTTAGCATATATTGTATCTTGCATTACGAATGTATAAACATATTCTCTGTCAATGGTAATCTCATATGTTTCATATGCTCCATAATGTGTTTCAGATATTATACCTAAGCTGTTTCCGGCTTTTTCGGGGATAAATGTTATTAGCGGATGATGATACTCATATTTTTGATAAATTTTATTAATCATTCCAAATTCGAGTACAACTTCTTGTTTGTTTAAGAAACACAATCTATAACCGTTTTTTCTATCTTCCCAAATTGTGCAAGATAAATCATCTTTGAACTTGAAATCATCCTGCTTTTTTTCAACTGTATTTGTAGGTGTTATATCAACAGTGTTTACTTTATCGGCGTCCGATACAGTTTTCTTTCCGCATCCGACAAACCAAACCGCCAGCAATGCAGCGAAAATAATCTTTTTCATAATTGTTAGTTTAATATATCATCTATGTAATCGCTTCTTTCTTTCTCTTCGTTTATTTTGTTTATAATATATTCGTCTGAAATTAAATTAGATAATTCTTTTACATTATTAATATCAATTTCTAAAAACACTCTTGGAATAGTTACATTTACCCCGCCTTCTACTGTTATCTGAATATCAGGAGTAAATAGGTATATTCCCGAATTGAACGTATCATTATTATAATCGCATTTAAACAATATTATGCAATTTGCATTATCTGCATATTGGATGGAAGCGCTTGATGCAACAGACATATTTGAAGGGAAAACGCCAACTTCTTTTTTTTTAACATGTAGTTTTTTTTCTTTTGATTTTTCATCCCATTCAATCGCTTTTTGAATCAAATTTCCGAATTCTTCTTTTTGTTTTTGTGTCAATAGCAATTTAAAATCTGCTACTCTTGCATCAATACCAACTATCGTAATATTATTTGATTCATCAAAAGATACAGCAAATTCAACCTTGGTAATGTCATTGCCTAAAACTTGACTTGCGGTATAATCCCCTATTTTATAGATTATATTTTCTTTCATGATTGTGAGTTCTTATTGTTTATGAAATTTAGTAATACATCAAATTCTTCTTGATTTAATTTCTTGTCAGAAAGCAACTTCTTGTATCTATTTATATCTCTTTTAAGTTTTGCTTGTTTTATTTCTTCGCTTGACTTATTTAAATTCTGCTTTTTCCGTTCAAATGCAATTTTTTCCTTGTAATTTTTGTACGATAGATTAAAAATATATTCAATATCGGTCATCAAAGACTTACATTGATAAAAATCCGTTATCTCAACCTTTTGAATTTCTTCCGGAAAAGAATAATTTGCGAATCTTGTTTCTATTGTAGTTTTTGTCTTTGATATGTCGTAGCTTTTAATAGGAAATACATCGCTTCCAAATTTATTATGGAGTACTTCTTTCGTGCATTCTTCCAATAAATTATAATTTTCTTTGATAGTTTTTCGAGATAAGCTAAATGCCCTATGAAATACTTGTAATATATTTTGAGCTGACAAATCCATTTTTAGGTTGTATGCCAACAAAAATTGAGCATTTGAAAAACCTGAAATTTCAGTCTTTTCATGCAAATTAACCAACATATCTAATCTGTTTCTCAATATACACGAATGAATTAATGCCTGTTCTGAATATTTTTGAAATGACTTATTTTTATGAGTATTTCGAAGCCTAATTATCTGGTTAAATGCTTTATCAAAATCTCCAACAAGTAAATGTCTTTCAAGTCCGTAATAATAAAGAAACACATATCCCGTATCAATTGGGGCATCAACATTTCTTAGCCAATTAAGATATACAAATCTTTGTCCGGGTTCTATGTCTATATAGTGAGGCCAATAAGGCAACGGCTCTACCTTATAATCTTCTGTTATTGGCAAATGAATATAAATTGTACTTGGGTCTGGCATTTGATTTTTGTTTTTTTCGCATTGTACGTGTCCGTCTTTGTCTATATATAAAGAAAATACCACGCCTCGATAAGTTTTCGGTATCTGTTCATCGTAAGAAATAAATAATAAATCCTTATTTTCTATTTCATTGATAGTTGATATATCATTATCGTATTTTTTTAATCCAAACATAATATTTATTATTTATTACTTAGTTTTTCAATAATGGATAAGAGCCTGTCAACCTGCTCGTCTTTCTTTTTTATTGTATCCATTAATCCTCCTATTACAGAAGAATCATTAATACCCCCCCCGTTTACATTGTTTCCGACGATTCCTTCTCCGGATACATTTTTAACACTTTGGTTATTTCTTATCATATCACCTTCGCCTGTTTTTAACCAATTTGTATTTAATTCAGGATATACTTCATTGATTTTTTTTAACGTTTTTCCTGTTATTCCTTCGCCAATTTTATTTACAAATCCCCTTGACAAACCAACTTTTTCTTCAAATTTTGTTTGCCCCATGCCTAAATAGGCTAAAAATTCAATTAATCTTTCTTTCATTTTTTATTTGTTTTACTGTAAAATATACCGTATCTTTGTGAAAATTTAATTCAAATGTTATGTTATCAGAACGAACCAAGTCATATTTACGAATGCGGTTTGAGCAGGAACTTCACAAATTCTTTTCAGATACTTTTTGCAAAGAGGGATTAGATAAGGCTCTATTCTTATTAAAAGAATCGCCGGCTATACTATCCGAATTTGCAACGAGATACGAAAAAGAATTTGAAAGAGTTCTACTTGCCGAGCAAAAGGGTAACGGCGACTGACATTCCGACTCCGGCTCTATCAAGATACGCAGTTGATATTTTTTTGATTTTCCATCCTTCTTTCAAATACTTATCAATGCTGTCTTGAAGGTCAAGCGGGTTGCAGTCTGTTCCGGTAAAAACGATTATTACTTTTTGTTTCATATTATTATAAATTAAAATTTAATTCAAATTGTTATGGATGCTGAAGCATTAAAAATTATTCTTGACTTAAAAGAAGAAAATGTACTGTTAAAGAGGCAAGTTACAACCGCTTCAATTATTCTTTCAAAACGAGAGAGGCTATTTTCGTTAGAAAGCGGAATAGAGGAAATTAGTTTGTTATTTAGGGAAATATACGACATATTAGAAGATTTTGAAAAAATACAACAACCAACCAATCAAGCCGATAGCACTAACTACAATATTCAATAATTTCCAAAGACGTATAATACTCTCTTGTTTTCTTATACGTTTCTTATATTCTAATTCATCCTTTTGTAATCTTTTTAAATCCTCATTATCAATTGGATTTTCAAGATTTGGATTTTCTTTCAGATAGACCGCTCCTTCATCTGAAATACGTGCAGCAACAAGATTGCTTCCTTCATTATATTGAGCCTGTATAAATCCCAACTCCTTCAACCTGCGGGAAGCCGCATTTAATTCAACCTTTGAAATACCGTCAAATACATTGCTTGTATCCCCGTATTGCGATATGCTTAACGCCCCAAGTAATTTCTTTTCAGCCTCAGACAAATCCATTCTTTTCATAAAATTTTATTTTCCAATAAATCAATCAGTTGTAAAAAAAATCAATTAAACCTGTAAAATATACCGTATTTTATTTGTTTTACTGTAAAATATACCGTATCTTTGCATCGCATTTTAATAATAACACGCTCAAAAGTAATAATAAATTACTTAAAAGCAAAAAAACCGAACGGTAAAATTTTTAAATATGGAAGAAAATAAGATTAAAACTAAATTCAGAATAGAACAGGAAGCCAAAGAAACGGCTATCTATAACGAATACAACGCACTGATGTCGCAACGTGACGCAAAGGCTACGCTTGTTCGCAAGTACCTGTGCGAAAAATACGGGTTCGGTGCAAGTACAACTATTTGGTTTATATACAAAAGAGTAGAAAAACGCTTAAAAAAGGAGGGTAAATTATGAAAAAAGATGAAATCTTCAAGACAAAATTTCAAGCCGATAGAGAAGCTCGCGATATGGCTATCTATAACGAGTACAACGAGCTGATGAAAGAGCCGGGAGCCATGATTTGCGCCGTATCGGAATATTTATGCGGGAAATACGGGTATTACAGGCACGGCACCATACCGGTGATTGTAAAACGGGTAGAAAAACGATTGGAAAAGGAGGATAAGTTATGAAAACAGAAAATTACACATGGAAAACGACATTTGAAACGGCCGAAAATACAATGACGCATGTTTTCAACGACAGGGTAAAGATTATTTTGAATTTCGCATTAAAAATCATTATAACCGTTCGTGACGGGGAGGCGATTGATAAATTCGAGTGTGACGAAATGACAATCAACGAATACGAAACATTTCTGATCGGAACGGCAAAAAACGCCGCGCTTTTAGAACACACGAGCCATGAATAGAGATTTGAACACACCGGTTTGGCAACTCACAGCAGGGGAATTGATTGATTTTCTTGTCGAAAGTATGAGACCCGAACAGCCTGTCAAACCGGATTTTGAACCGGTTGATAAATATGTGTACGGGATTTCCGGCATAGCCGAACTGTTGGGTGTTTCAAAAACGATGGTGCATGAATATCGCAAAAAAGGTTGGATAGAGCCGGCAATAAAACAACTCGGACGCAAAATAGTATGTGACGCTCCGCTCGCATTGGAGTTATTCGGAAAAAGAAACTTTCAAGTAAACAAGCAATGACCTGCGTATTTCAACACAAAACGGAAGCGAACCGTATAAAGATGATTGACGCGGAGAGCAAGGAGGAAGCCGAAAAAAAATTATCGAAAAGGCTGTCCGAAAATCCAGTAATAATAATAATCAACGGGGTTAAAACATTCGACAATATTTATAATTAAAAATATGCGTGCAGGATATGAAACGGGATATTTTAAAAAACAAAAAGAGGCTCGGAAACTTTGACCGGTCGAAGAGCCTCCCGATATTAACATTCAAATTTATAAAAAAATGAAAGAAAATTCAAATGCAAAAGTACAAAAAAATTCCGACCGGAAAACATACAAAGGCAGAAAATCGAGAATATGGACGTCGGAAATGATAGAGAAACTGAGGCGGGATTACGAGACAAACACTTTGGCTCAAATCGCCGAGAAATACGGTAAAAATAAAGATGCGGTAAGAATAACGGCTAATTATTATGGTATAAGAAAGAGAGGTCCCTATAAATGTTTTAAATGGACGGAAGAAAAAAACAAGTTGATTTCGGAACTTTACGACAAATACACCAACAAAGAGATAGCGGAAATAATCGGTGTAAGCAAAACGTGTCTTGATATACACGCTCAATATATCGGATTAAGAAAATCCAAAGAGTACAGAAAAAGAATATCAAAAGAAAATGCAATTAATAATAACAACATAGACCATGCGTTTCTGAGCGACAAAAATATTGCAAGGACTTTATCCGGAGCCAGTATCCGTGATAAGGAAAGAAAAAAAAAAGAAACGGCGATGTATCTCGAATATCCCGAACTGATAGAATTAAAACGGAATCAAATATTGTTAAACCGTGAAATAAAAAAGGTACAAAATGGATAATACGAATGACATTAATCGGCTCGACGAACGCCTTGAGTTGATGATAGGAAAAACCTATAAACATAACGGCGGAATAATCAAAGTAAACGACGTAAAAATAAGAGGAAACATCGCAAGAATCATTACCGACGGCGCCCCCGTCTGTATAAACACGGATGATTTGGATAACGAATTAAAGGCGTTCAAGCAAATATCCGACAATATGCTTGCGCGCGACACCCGGATAGTTGATTCCGTAATGTACGAGAACAACGTGTACAGCGTAATTCAAAACACGCTGTTGGATTCCATTGAAAAGATAAAGAGCGACAAAGATTACATCCAGCAGGCGCAGGCCGTGAACGATACCGTTAAGAATTTGATAGAGCTGGAAAAAACAAGGATAAGCGTACTCGCTTTATTGAAACAATAATCTTATGGAATACTCGATAAAAACGGAACGATACATATTCAATTGCCTCAACAGGTACGGAAAATACAATTATCTGATTAAGCGATACCGGGATGACGTATTACAGGAAATACGGTCGGCGATTCTGGTTTCGGAAGACGAAACCGACGCCCTGCGCACATCGTGCCGCTATTGTTACGCAATGTTGAAAGAATTCGGATGCGGTAGAGAATTTACCGATTTGGACACTCCGTATTCCGATTCGGGAAAGACTAAAGAATATTGTTTGCCGGATGACGACGGCGATAATACCGTTGACGGCGGTATTAAGGATAACGGGAACGATAACGGCAATGACGTGCTAAAGCGGGCGATTGCCATATACAAAAAGGTCAGAGACGCAAAGGAAACGTGCTGGCATCTGGGAATAAATTATACGAAGCAAACGGATAAGCTCCTTCGTGAAGCATGTTATTATGAATAAAATTGATTTTACTGAACTCATATTTTGGCTCATAATGGTATGCTTCGGAATATTGTCACTTCTCACACAAAAACGTATAATATCCTATAAGAATTATTATAATATTATGAGTTGGATTATGGCCGTTATTGTTACAATTGCTTTTATAATAGAACAAACAAAAATTTTTAAAAATAAAAATAAATTAAAAATGGAAAATAATATTATTGAAATCGAAACAACGTGCGATTTGCGGCTGAATATACGGCGTGCAGGATGTACAATCACGGATGAAAAAGGAGAAAGGCGGGCGCCGGATGAAATAGCCCTGCTTATTTACGGGTATGATACTCAAAGCGGTGACGTAACACATGAATTTGTAACCTTATCGCCGGAGGATGCCGAAAATTTAAGTATGGAATTATGGAATATGTCAAATCAAATAAAACATCAATATGGAATCAAAAATAATAAAAACAAATAATCATGTAAGCTGCGAATTTTTCCGGCGTGTTGATGATTCGACCGATCTCGGAAAGTTTTTCAACATCATATTCGATAAACTCAATATCGTAAGAATGATTTATTGTCCGCAGTCATACGAATCGTTACGGATCGAAGGCGAAGAACCGGGAAACGTTAAGACGGCGCTCGCCGATGTTTTCTATGATCTATGTTTGGGTGAATTATACCTGCACGGCGTGATAAAAAACTTAAACCGGTGGCAGGAGCTGATAAACGAATACAATGTCGGTTTCGTCTCAAGTTGGAAATACTATGCAATTTCAAAACGCACGGATGCGATTAACGAATACGGAGGAGACGAAAGCGATTACAACGAAGACGGAAGCGTAAGACCGGCCGGCGACGATGATTTGATTTCGTATTCGATAATAAAATACCTCGTTCCGGATGACAGGCGGGATATATTCGTTACCACCCGTACCGGCGACTTGTTTCGATTCGCCGAATTGATAACGGCAAGCGGAAAGTTTGACGTAACCGATGCGATTCGAAAATGTTTCAAAGTGAAAATACCTTCTTACCGGTCGGAAAACGGAGAAATGATTGAAAACACATTTGCCGACGAGCTGATATACAGGATAGAAAAAGAGGATTCGGCCGTTCTGATCGCCAACACGTTAATGACCGTGTGCAACGAGATTCGCAGGATGATTAACGAGGTGAAGCGTCTCGATAAGAAGTCGGACAACAAAGAATTTTTTTCACGCCTGCCTTATCGCATACGGGATATATTCGATTTGAAAGTGGAACCCTGTAATTTCTTCGAATAAACGGTTATGTAAAATAAGTAAATGGCTAACAATTACTTTTCACACGACAGCAATGCGCGCAACGACGAAAAAATAATTGCCGTCCGTCTTAAGTACGGTATGGAAGGATACGGAGTTTATTTTGCGGTTCTTGAAAGGATGCGGGATATTGACAATTACATTCACGTCAAAGATTATAATATTATTGCCTTTGACCTGCGTGTAAGCAATTCGCTGGTAAAATCCATTATAGAAGATTTCGGACTGTTTGAATTTACCGAAGACGGTAAACGCTTCTACTCGGAAAGTTTTCTGCAAAGAATGAAGCAAAAGGATGAAAAATCATCAAAAGCAAGAAACTCGGCATCCAAACGTTGGAACGCGATGCGAACGCATGAAAATAACGATGCGAACGCATTGCGAACGCATGAAAATAACGATGCTTTAAAAGGAAAGAAAAGTAAAGTAAATAATAAACCCCCTAACCCCCTTAAAAAAGGGGGAGGTTCGAAACAAATGAAAAAAGACGATTCGTTGAATGCGGAAGCCCGTAAAGTCTTTGAAGAGCATTACCGGAACGTATTTTCGGAAGATTACTACTGGACCGCCAAAGACGCCGGCAATATGACAAAGCTGTTAAACGCTTTGAAATACAGGCTTACAAAAAAGGGGCTGCCGGATGATACCGGAGACGTCGTAAACGCGCTGCAATCTTTTCTCGAAAGCGTCAGCGATAAATGGATTCTGGATAATTACAGCGTTCCCGTGATATTTTCAAAATTCAACGAAATAATCGCTCAAGCCAAAGAAAAAAATTATGAACAACAAAGAGACAACATATACATGCCGTGATACGGTAAGAATGCTTCCTCACGCGACGGACTTCGAAGAAGCCGTTTTGAGCGCGCTGATGCTTGAAAAAGACGCTTATTTCATGATCGAAGAAATACTTACTCCGGAGTGTTTTTACGATAAATCCCATGAATTGATTTTTACCGCCGTTCGGGATTTGGCCTCTCATCGAAGCCCGATTGACCCGCTTGCGGTGATTGAGCGGTTGAAAAAAAACAAAACGCTCGAAGCCGCAGGCGGGAAGTTACACATTGCCCGTTTATCGCAAAAAGTGGTATCAACGGCGCATCTGGAATATCACGCGAGGATAGTGGCGCAAAAGGCGCTTGCAAGAAAAATAATCGAGTTCGGCGATAACATTCAATCAATGGCTTTCGATGAAACGAACGACATTGCGGACGTAATGGAATTCGCAGAAAGTACGTTTACCGAATTATCAACCGACGCGGTCGGCTCCGATGCCGTAAGCATGTCGGAGGCAATCCGAGAAACAACGGATTATGCCGCTATGATTCAAAAAGAAAGAGACGGCGGAACTTTACCGTACATACGAACGGGACTGAAAGGACTTGACGACAAGCTTCACGGAGGTTGGCGTGCGCCCGACTTCGTGATTATTGCAGGTCGTCCCGGAATGGGAAAAACGCAATTCGCATTACTCCACGCGGCGGCTGCCGGTTACGACGGAAAAGACTGTCTGTTTATTTCCATAGAAATGACAAAGATTCAATTGATTATCCGCTACCTTCTCGAAGACGAAAGAATAAGCGACGACCGTATTTTGACGGGGCAATTAACCTCGGAAGAATGGCATATCATTGACGAGAAGGCGGGAAAAATGGGGAAAATGAAGCTGTATATCGCCGATGATTATAACGTAAGGAATATCGCAACGATAAAATCGCTTGCGCGGAAAAAGCACAGGGAAGGAAAATTAAAGCTGATGATTATTGATTATCTGCAGCTGATACGTACCGGAATGAAGTTCGGAACCCGCGATCTGGAAATCGGATACATCACCGGCGAACTGAAAAACCTCGCCAAAGAATTGAATATTCCGATTATCGCGCTGGCACAGTTGAGCCGTCCCGAACGCGGAACGGTAAAGGTAAAATCCCCGCAATTGCAGGACTTGCGCGAGAGCGGAAATATCGAACAGGATGCCGATACGGTAATATTCATTCACCGTCCGATCTATTACAACCCGGATGCGGAAGACGACAATCATGTGAGTTGGAAGAATCGCGGATGGCTTGTTATCGCCAAGCATCGAACGGGTGAAAAGGATGCGAGTGTATTTTTCAGGCATGACAGCCGGTATAAGAAGATTTGGGATGATTCGACGGGGTATAAAGATTGCGCCTTTTAACGGAAAACAATTGACATTATGAATACACTATATAAGAAATGAAACAAATAATATCCGGGCAAGTCCCAAGCAAGAGCAACAGTTACAAGATAATAACATTGAACAATCACGGCAGTTTGGCAAAGACAAGCGCTTTGAAAGATTACGAAAGGTCGTTTTATCTGCAATGCAATCAATATCGAAACAAGAGAATAAAAGGGCTGTTTGAATTTCATTTGAGCGTTTATAATAGCTCGCAACGTCCGGATTTGGATAACAGCTTCAAAATCATACTCGACTGCCTGCAAATATGTAAAGTTATAACTAACGACCGAAATTGCATTAAGATTACCGCCGAGAAGTTTGTAGATAAAATGAACCCGAGAATCGAATTTGTCATCACCGAAATATAAAAACAGGTTATTTCTGTTTGAAATTCTTTTTTTTGCTTAACTGCACTTATATTATAAGTGATTTTTATTACTTTTGCAGTATATTTTTATAAGTATTATGAGCAGAAAAATCAAAATACGATATGACGAGAATAATTTCAATCTTCATACCGATGAAGGAATGGAACTTCTTGAAAAATCAATCCGTAAAGCAGGCGTGATTGAGAGTATAACCGTTTCATCCGACGAAAAGATAATATCGGGAAACGCACGTTACGAAAAAATAATCGAGGTACTCGGAGATGCGGAGCCTATTATCATAGAAACGGACGGAACAAAGCCCGTAATCCTAAAGCGTACCGACATCAAAAGCGGAACGAAAGAATTTACGGAAGCCGCGATTCTCGCAAACACGACGGCAAAGAAAAATATCAATCTCAATACCGATTCGATTCGTGAAATAGCGGTGGAGCAATTTGATATTAATGCGGAAGAAATCGGAGTCGAGGTTGTCGGAATTGATAATTACGATAATTACAATAAAGATGAGCTGCCTCCTGAAATCAGCGGTAAGGATTTAACGCCCGACGATTTAGAAAAATTAACCGGAGATGACAATACGCTTATGAACAGGATTATTATTACATTCCCGGTCGAAAAGCAAACGGAACTTGAAAACATGCTGGGTATAAAGATAAACAAAGTAATATTTTCAATGAATGAATTACGGCGGCAATGAATGTTATCTACATATTCGGATGCTGTTGTGTCGGAAAAACAACACTTGCCCGGTTTATAATCGAGAGGAATGGAGGTGCGGTTGATTTCCGCGAAAGTTTTACGATAACAAAAACCGGCGTCGTTTTAGCGGGTAAATACAGTGGTGTTAAATACGGCGGGTTCGACTATATCAAAAAATTCAAAAAACCGCAATTTGATTTCCGGACAGTCATATACGAAGGTGCGTTAATCGGAAGAATTAATTCCGAAAAAGGGGATTATATAATTGAAAACGACGGTATTTGCGTTTATATGTTTGCGTCAATAAAAACAATAGAGAAACGATTAAAACAAAGATCAAACACCGGCGTAACAAATCACATCATTAAAGATTTTAAGGGCGCGTACACCACCGCAAAGAAATACAAAGAGGCCGGCTTGCGTGTAATTACACTGAATACGGACGAATTAACAACCGAGCAATGTTACGACAAAATAAAACAATACATTCATGGATAAATATTACAGCAGTTCGCGATGGAGTAATGAAATAGCGGATTGCAGCATGCCGATGACATTCGATACATACGGCAATTGCGCGTTCGGATGCCTGTATTGTTTTTCGCAATATCAAAGAGCTTTGGGAAAAGCGAAAAACAGCTATCTGGAAAAAAGAGTTAAAGCGGTTAATGTGGAAAAGGTAAAGCGGATGTTCACCAATCCAGACGGTTCGCAATTCGGTGAATATATCCGTCAAAAGAAAGTTATGCAGTGGGGAGGGCTTTCGGATCAATTCGACGGCTTTGAACGCAAATACGGAAAAACGCTTGAACTGTTACGATTTTTCAAGGAAATTGACTACCCGTTGTGTTTTTCAACAAAATCAGTATGGTGGACAAAAGACGAACGTTATACGGAACTGTTTCGCGGGCAAAAGAATTGGAATGTGAAATTTTCAATTATAACTTCGGATGAAAGAAAAGCAAAAATTATTGAAAAAGGATGCCCTTCCCCGGATGAACGCTTAAAAGCAATCGAAACCGTTGCAAAAGCCGACTGCGGGGGCGCTACATTGCGACTGCGCCCGTTCATTATCGGAATAAGCACACCGTCATATACGGAGTTGATAAAACAAGCCGGAGATTGCGGCGCAACTGCTTTAAGCACGGAATTTTTTTGTATTGAACAAAGGTCAAACCTGTTAAAGTCACATATGCCCGTATTCAATGAATTATGCGGCTTTGACGTTATGGAATTTTACAAAAAATACAGTGTTTCGTCAGGTTATTTGCGTCTTAACAGGAAAGTAAAAGAGCCTTTTATAAGAAAAATGAAAGAGACATGCGATAATATCGGAATGCGTTTTTATGTTTCCGACGCTCATTTCAAAGAACTGTGTCATAACGGCAGTTGTTGCGGCCTTCCGGAGACATGGAATTACAGCAGAGGACAGTTTTGCGAAGCCCTTCAGATAGCAGATAAAAACGGAGAAGTACGATTTTCGGATATTGAAAAGGATATTAAAAGTCTGCTTTCCGGTTTTGAGTGGTCGAAAGCGGACGGGTATAATTGCAACAGTTCGGACAGAAGGGCAAAATTTTACGGAATGTCCATGTATGATTATATGAAGTGGCTTTGGAATAACCCTCAAAGCGGACAAAGCCCGTACAAGTTATTTGAAGGCATTTTAATTCCGGCTGGAAAAGACGAAGAAGGAAATTTGATTTATCATTACACGGGTAAAAATATTACCGAAAAGAAATGAAGGATAAGCAAAATACATATTCAAAGCAGGTAATTGAAATAGCCGATTATATCTATGCAAACTCCAATATAAACCGTAAAGAGGTTTTGGCAAAATTCGGCAAAAAATGGCAAACTTCAATAAGAACTCTTGACAGGTGGTTGAAAGAGGCGAAAGAATACAATTCAAACCGCCTTCTGAAGCTGGAAGCAATAAGGGATGAGATATTGACCGAGCAGACAAAAGAAGCCGTCAAATCGGCTGTATTAAGCCGTAATCGAAGCCTTGAGATTTTGTCGAACATCGCAGAAGGCAACGCAAGGAAAATCGGCGTTGAAGTTGTAATCCCAACCGACAGCGAGAGAACAAAAGCGATTCAGCAGATCGCAAAAATGGAAGGGTGGGAAGCGCCGGAAAAGAAAGATATTACGGTAAGAGAATTTGATTTGAGCGAATTAACACCCGAACAACGGAAAGTCTTGTTACAGGTGGGGGAAAACATGTTAAATGAAAGAGAATGAAAAGGAATATTACAAGGCCATATCGTTGCAAATCGTTGCGGATGAGTGTCGGCGTTCTTTTTTTTACTTTTTAAAAACATTTTGGAACGTGATTATAGCGGAAAAACCGGTTTACAATTGGCACATTCCATACATTTGCAAAGAGTTGCAGGATTTGTCGAAATATATAATAAATCGGCAAAAGAAACCCTATGACCTTATAATCAATATTCCTCCCGGAACAACCAAATCCACAATCGTTACTATAATGTTCCCGGCTTGGCTGTGGACACAAGACCCGACATTGCGGGTAATAACCAATTCTTATTCCTCCGATTTATCTATTGAACATTCGGTAAAAAGTCGTGATATTATCCTCTCCGAAAAATATCTCCGGTTATTTCCGAATATTATTTTACGCCGGGACAAATCGGCAAAGTCATCCTATGAAAACACGGTTACCGGCGCAAGATATACGACATCAACCGGAGGAACAATAACGGGAAAACATGCGCATTTAATTATAAACGATGATCCGCTTAATCCGGAACAGGCGGCTTCGGAGGCGGAAAGAGAAATGGCGAACGAGCATACGAAAACGCTGACAAGCCGAAAAGTGGATAAATCGAACACCCCGACGATAACAATAATGCAACGACTCCACGAAATGGATGTTACCGGCTATATATTATCCAAAGAAGGCAAAAGAATTAAACATATTTGTTTGCCCGCTGAATTATCTGACAACGTGAAGCCGACAGAACTGAAAAAAAATTACACAGACGGGTTGCTTGACCCCGTCCGTCTTTCACGTGAAATTTTGGACGAACAAAAAACATATTTAGGTTCGCTCGACTACGCCGGACAATACGAACAATGTCCCGTTGCGCCGGAAGGAAACATAGTTAAAAACGAATGGTTTCAATATATCACGCCGGCAGACTTTTCCCGCTTGCACGGTAAAGAGCCTGTTCATTTCTTTGTTGATACCGCATTCAAAGAGGAAGAGAAAAAGCGAAAATCAGGCGAAGCGAAAAACGATCCCACCGGAATCATCGGGACTTGCAGGATTGGAAACAATATGTATATAACCTGCGCGACAAGTGTATATATGAAATTCCCCGATTTGGTAAGGTTTATTCCGACATTTGCAAAATCGAACGGATATACTTCGGGCAGTTCGATAAGGATAGAGCCGAAAGCAAACGGAATTTCCGTTGTTCATCAATTAAAAGAATCAACCGAGCTCAATGTTTGCGAAATAAAAAGCGATTTGATAGCGGAAAGTAAAGAAACCCGCTTAACGGGAGAATCTCCGAAAGTTGAATGCGGGCGCGTAATCCTTGTCGTCGGGGCTTGGAATGATGCATTTGTGGGACAAGTCTGCGGATTCCCAAATAAACCGCACGATGAATATGTTGATTTATTATCTTATTCATCCGACTATCATTTAAGAGATAAAAAGCCGATAAATTTAGCGAGATTAGCAAAAATGGCACATTAAAAACGTATTAAAAACAACAATATGGCAAAGACATTAGAGGAAATATTGGCAATGAATCCGGCGGAAGCGGTAGATGAATTGTGTAAAAAAACGGTTGAAATACCGTCATGGGAAGATTTGGAAAAAGAGTATAATCCGAAAAAACATCCCGTTATGACGGAACCTTCATATACGGATACGGTTGATGACGACGGAATAGTCGAAAAAGTTACGCGCGTGATTGAAGGATTGCAGCGGTTGGCTGTCGAGCGCATGATAGGGCTGGCTTTCGGTACACCGGTTAAGAGGATTTATAAGCCGAAAGACGACAAAGAACGGCAAGTTGCATCAGCCATAGAATCAATTTTGCAACAAAATCGTATTAACACGGTCAATATTGATCGCAGTCGCATGTTGTTTGCGGGTTGCGAGGCGGCAACAATGTGGTTTGCCGTTGAGCAGCCGAACTCTCTTTACGGTTTTGAAAGCAGGCTAAAGCTCCGTTGTAGGAATTACTCGCAGATGAAAGGAGACGGAATTTATCCGCTTTTTGATGCCGAAACAGACGACTTAACAGTTCTTTCATTCAATTACAAACGTAAGGAAGATGATACGGATGTAGAGTATCTTGATGTTTATACAGCCGATAAGCATATACGGTATAAGAAAGCGGACGGTAATTGGGAAATGGAAGAACAGCCGCACTCGGTCGGGAAAATACCTGCGGTATATTGCTTCCGTTCCGCTCCGGTATGGGAGGATTTATCTAACCTTGTTTACGAAAGGGAATGGGCGTTCAGCAGGAACGGAAACTACCTTCGCAAAAACAGCAAGCCGATTGTTGCGCTTTTCGCTGATGAAGAAATACCCTTTAATGCGGAAAAAGGAGAAAACAAGGAGTTTAAAACGGTATTGCAATACCCGAAGGGTTCCGACTTGAAATATGTAACTTGGGAGCAGGCTGTCGAAAATCTGAAATTCTTTACCGGCGAACTAAAGCAATCGTTTTTTACGCAATTGCAATTGCCGGACATCAGCTATGATAATATGAAAACCACCCCGATGTCCGGGGAATCCCGTAAAATGCTTTTGACAGATGCCATGCTGAAAGTTACACAGGAAAGCGGGCGTTTTCTTGAGATGTTCGATAGGGAAATAAACGTTATCAAGGCATTCCTAAAAGTAATGATGCCGGGAATGGATGGCGCAATTGAAGGTTTGCGGGTTGAAAACCAAATAATACCTTTCTCGATAACGGACGATAAAGACACTATCGGAAACATCATGACTGCGACCGCTGGCAAGCCGATAATGTCGCAACTGGAAGGGATTCAAAATTTGGGTTGGTCGGATAATCCGGAAGAAACGCTTCGACAAATTAAAGAAGAAAATAATTTGGATGCATTTGAACCGACCGAATAATATGAATTTAAGAAAATTTGACCCGGCTATATATCCGCAAAAATTGTGGGTATGCGTCGAAAAAGATTTTAAGAAATTAAACGGATTATTTTCCGATATTGATGATAATACCGATTTGGATTTCGGCAAATTTGAAAATTACAAAGCAATTACGGTAAGAGTACATG